CTTTCATTGCTACATATGCTTTAGCCAAATTGTTTTTACCCCAATCTTCACCCATTGAATGTTTAGGAATTGCATTTTGATCTAATACAATTACAGAACCTAATTCATCAACAAGAATATCTGCAATTTGATTATTACAGATGTTATATCCAATTTGTGCAGGTTTCATTAAATCCACCAAAGAAGTTGATTTAGTATTTCTATCAGAGAATACTTTTCCTTCAATTGGTAGTTTGGCACCATACATAGTTTTATCACCACGGAATTGGAATTTAAGCGGTCCTGGTTTCTGTCTGTCAATACCAACATAGATTGGATCAAAGTCAGTATCAGTTTCAGTATTAAAGATTGTTCTGTTATTTCCAATTTTTACACCACCCCATACTTGATTAATCCAAAACCAATCTATGTGATCGCCAAAGATTAAATTATCAGCAGCTTCTTTTTTCTGAAATACTTTGTTGTAAATAGGTTTAGTAGTTACCACATAGTTTTCATCTACTATCTCAGTAATAACTGCTCCATCTTCATCAATCTTAGTCAATTGGCCAACTCTGCGTTGTGTCTTCCAATATACAGTAGAAACACGCAGTAATTCCACAGTGTGTAAGTTACCTGCATGTTCACTCTGTCCAACAATATAAGATACAACATCATGGGGGTCATGAGCATTCTCTAGGAAAGAGAGATGCCTGCGCATATCAACACCTGATCTACGATTAGATTCATAAGAATCATCTGAGTTGTATAGTGATCCATCATTAGGAATACCATCAATCATATATCTTGCTGATCTAGCCGGATGTAATAATTCTAATGTTTCTAACTGTTCTGCAGTCATCAAGTAGCCATACTTATCTACTACATCTGAAATAGTAAGCATGTCTATCCATCCTGCCCAGTTACCTTGTGAAATATAATGAACATTAGGAGATTTATGATAAAATGATAATGCTGGATTTAATAACTCAATGTTATAATCATCTTCAAGCATTTTAAAATGCCAAAACTCACTATCAGTAATTAATGAATCTCTGAAAGCAAGTTCTTCCATTTCATCCATTCTAAAGCGGTTAACATCAATTGCATGTTGTTTAACTGCCCATCTTTCAGCCATAGTTTGATATTTCTTAGAATAGAAATCTTCAATCTCTGGTAATTTTTTTAATGCTTCTGGATCAAGTTGTTGTTGAGCTTCTTCAGAATTAGGATCCATTCCCATTTCTACCATCTTAGCTACTAACTTTTGCTGAGCATATTCAACAAGCACTTTGCTTATTTCCTCAGTCTTTTTTTCCATGATCTCATTGTAAGAATACTCATCAATTGCACGGTAGTCAATCTTAGTATTTCTTTTAGCAAATTCAGAAACCATTGTGTTAATAACATTTGGAATAATAGGATAGAACTTTAATTCCAAAGCTTCATTTTGACCTTCGGTTAAAACCTCAACCATTTCAGTCATTTCATTCTCAACATCTGGCAGGTAATCTGTCTTATCAATTGTTCCTTTAGCAAGTTTATAATTCTTCATTATGCGTCTTGCCTTAGCTTGAATTTGTTTAATCCCTTGCCATTCTAGCCAATCTATATTCCACTTTGACCACTCATCATCTTTTTCATCAGAAGGAACAAATTGAATTGGTTGAGTAAAAACACCAAATCTATTTTTTTTGGTTCTTTTACCCTTTTTTAAATCTATTGCATTTAAAATTTCCATTATCTAATATTTTTAAATGGATTGCGCGGCTTCTTCATTGATAAAGATTCACTGCTTGATCCAATATGCCTAAAGAGACTCTTATTTAATTTATACAAATTTTCTGACTTTTCCAAATGTTCTTCATTATCATACTCAACTCTTTTCTTTAATCCTCTACTTGCTTCCTGTATTTTTACAAAAGTAATTAAGGCTGCTAATGAAATTAATCTATCCACGTTGACTCCAGGCTGATAGTGTTCCATCTCAACCATAGACATGTAATCCGGTATTCTAGATATACCATAATGCTTTTTATATATCTTTCCAGAGTCATCAGTTTCTACATCTAATTCTTCTCTAAGGTACTCAATTAAATAACTGAGCATTACAGTTTTAAATATTGTAGAAACATTTCGCCAACCATATTGCTGAAATTGTGTTTTGGACATTTGTATCTCTTTTGAAAATACAATTTGAGATGATGGTACCAAATACTTTTGTTTTCTTTTAAACTGCATGTACTGAATAAATAAAGGCACGTTGTTCTCTACTACAGTCCAAGCCTGATACCATTCAATAATTAGTTCTAATCTTTCATGAGTTTTATTGATATCATCATATCGCCCTGTCCAAGCACATACAATTTTATCTCCTTCTATAAATGTTTCTACTTCTCCATTGGTCATTACTCTTTGTATATGAACTGGATTCTTATAAACATGGATAGAACATAATGAGTCTGAAGTTACTGTTTTACCTTCAGACACGGGGTCAACAGAAGCATAGTAAGTTGTGCAAAATTCCTTTTCTTCATCTGGTTCCTCCCATACTTGAATAGCACCTGATTTATCTTCGGCATTCTTTTCTATAGGAAAGGTTAGAATTGGTTTCTTGGTTGTTGGACTAGCAATAATGTCACCCTTGTTATCATAAGCAAGGTTAATGCATCGGTATGGATAATCTCCTTCTTCAATATCCCGCTTATGTGATTTTACAAGTTCTAATGGGAAAATGCTTTCACCTCTAAAGGCAAAGGCTTCTTCCATATTTGTTGGTCGCTGAGAACATCTAATTTGATATGTTTCCGGATCCAAATCTTTCTTCCACTGTTTCTTTAATTCAACTAGCGCTTCTAAAGCCTCATCTACTTTTGAATTACCAAACTCATCAATATATGGAGGCATTGACCACTGTTCAGGAATAAACAAACCTGTATTAAGAACTGTTCCTTTTGCATCAGCCCATTTGTTGGGTACTTCATAAAATCCGTTACCTTGGGCTTTATACATGTATTTACGCAATGGCTCACATTGTTTCAAATCACCTACGGTTCCTGAAGCAATAAAATAACCAGTTGTAATTTCACCGGCTTGTAATGCAGGAAGCATGAACTCATATGTTTTATCCATACTTTTAGCAATACCTGCTTCTTCATAAAAGAATAAGGTACATAAACCCCCTACACCGGCAGTATCTGATTGTTCAAAAGATAAGGCTTGCAATACTCCTTTTCTACCTTTTTCAGTCTTTCTCCCACCTTCTACATATTCAATTTTCTGTTGCCATTCTCCAACTCCTCCTGGGTTCATTGGTCTATACCAAGCTGTATGAGTATTTAAAAAAATGCGATATTCTTGTAACATTTTCCAAGTACCATTTACCCCTGTAACATAAGCGCTAAGAGAAGAACCAATTTTAAGTACAGGTGAATATTCAAACCAAAGAATATTTATAAGCTTGGCTGCATGGTAAAAAGAAGATCCAAACTGGCGCTTTTTGAGTACAACCCCATGCCTATATTTTAACTCACCAATCCATTCATATAATGACATGTGATACTGTGCATCATGAATATCAGGTAAATCAGTTTTTCTTTTGATCTTATCAATAATAGGTAAAAAGTTAATCCAAAAATAGTAGTCTCTTGGTAAATAAAACTTGCGGTCATCTTTCCAAAATAATACACCTTTTCTAGATTTTAGTTTTTCATGATTCCAATAATCAATAAAATCTTTGGTGCCATCAGGAGCATCACAGAAGTAACCATGTTTTTTAAACTTGATACCTTCTCTTTGAAACTCTTTGATTATTTCATCAAATTGGTATTCTCCAGGTTCTTTGAAATAATTAGTTTCTAATTCATCTGCCATTTCTTCACGGCTAGAAAAATTATGCGTAGTCCATACACCATTATGCCAGAGAGGAATATCTTCATAAACCTCTCCCAAGTCATCTCTAATCATCGTAGCTTAGTTTTTGTCCACCTCTTGCTCTTGATGATTGTTCTTCTTCAAGATCTTTAGCAACACCTTTAAATGATTTTCTAATTGCATCAAAGTTTTTGGCAGCACTTACAATAGCAGTAATGTTACCATCTCTACCATCAGTAATTGTTTGCGTCTCCATATACAATGCTAATTTCTCTAACATGTTTGCAATACCATTATATGCTCTAACGGTAGGTGTTTCATACATATCTTTACATCGGTCCAGAGCCATTCTGATATATCTGTCTTCCGGATCAAAGTTTGCTTCTAGATCCCGTAGAATCTCTTCCTCTACTTCATCTTGCGGTCTATTAAAATAAGGGTTCTCAGAACTGCGGCAAGACATGTAAAACAGGTATGCCAAGATAGCCAAGTGGTTATCCTCATACTCGTTCATGATTCTTTTTAAAAAGGGTAGTGTATGGCAATGTTCTGTAGGAACAACCTTACCTCCCTGTATGTCAAATAACTTAATGGCCATGATTTAAAACTTTATCTCTATTCTCTTGTAAAAACTTAAACATTGCAATAACTTCCTTTTTTAAATATGGCAATTCATAAGGTGTTACTTTTTTTACTAGTGGATCACCCATAGCATCAGTTGATACTATTGGATATCCATTTTCATCTAATTTTTCAACTTCAAATTCAACATGATCTAATTGAATTTTACCTGGTTTTAAATGATGATTATGTTTTAAAATAATATACATGTAAGTACTTAACTGCAATGCATAATCATTATAATTGCAATCATCTAAATGAGACAAAGGAGGCAACATTTTTTTTGTTTTACCGCCTTTTCCCTTAAACCCTTCCATTTTAATTTCTTTGTTGGTTTTGTAATCAAATACATCAACAAGATCAAAAACTACTTCTACTCTATCTGATTGTCCACAAACACCTGCAGATTTAAGATAAACAAGATGTTCAGGATAAATACCCTCTACAAGTTGTTGAGATGGGGCCAACTTAATATTACCATCCATAAGAGGATTAATAATTTCAAGTTCTCTTCCTTGGCGGGTAATGGTATTACATGAAAGCAAATCTCTTTCTCTTTGATCATGATACCATGACCCAACAGCAACTGCTCGCTTATTCTCTTTTTCCCACAAATCAATAATCTCTTGAGGAGTCATTTTATTGTACTTGGGATTCTTTCCTTTAGAACAAGCCTCAGCCATTACCTGAGTATTGAAAGGTTCTTTAAAAGCATGTATCAATCTTGTAACACTGATCCAGTCAATTTTTTCTGAATCATCATCACTTACATACTTGTGTTCTTCTGAATAAAACTTTAAACTCATATTTCTAATTTAGATTTTTCTGATATAAATTTTAGTCCAAGTTGTCTTACTTCCAAATCTGTTGAGCGAAGTAAAGTTTTTAATTTAAAATATGAATCAGATGTAATTATACCTGCAGCTAATAAATCAGCAATTATTTCAATTTCTTCTAAGTGATTATTAAGACTATGAATAGTTGTACTGCCGCCACTATGTGCAAAAAGACCATTTCCGTTATGAGTAGATGTTCCGCCCCATATCATTGAATCTACACTTGGTATTGAATTAATATCAGGCATTGTCTTCTTTTTTTAAGTTTTGTTGCAATAAATAATTTTCTTCATGTGTTAATACAGCATCCCATTTGCCTTCTGGACATTCTGATCCAAGAGATCTTAATTTAAGACCCATGCTACAACCACATGATCCACAGCATGGACCGGTGCCTGGAACTAAACACTTGGAACCTTTTTTATCTAATAAAGGACAACCCTCACAAATAACCCATCTTTCATTAGCAATTATTTCTACATCTTCAGATTTAAAAATATTGTTTTTAATGCCTTCTAAAATTTGATTTTTATTTTTCCAAATCTTTATAACGCTTTTCATATAATTCCTTATAATAATCATTACACATTTCTAATGCCTTTTCTTTGCTATCAAGCATAGCTTTAGAAAGGTTATACTTAACCACTTTCTTAAAGTCTTCTTGAGAGTTACTATCTAGCAGTTTTTTAAGATTTCTAATTTGAAAATCTAATTTTTTTCTGCTTAGTCTTAAAGTCCCTAAACCATGTAAGAATATTGTAGTTGTTTCTAAGTTTTCAATTTTCTTTACAACAACTGAATAATAAAAATCTACAACATCCTTAACTAGTTCTTCATTTAAGTTAAGTTCTTCTGCAGTTTTTTTAATTAACTCTTTTGCTTTAGTTGGTCTCAACGTGATACACTTTTAAGTTAAGTAAAATTGTGCCTTCTGTTAATAACTCTAATTTCTTATTTATGGATACAATTTTATTACCTAATCCACTGCGCGTAACTAAATCTTCTTTAACACATTTGGTTATAAAGTTTCTAGTAGTCTGTACATTTCCAAAAATTTCTTCAGATACTACTTCCGCACAAAAATCAGACATATTGATGTCACCATAAAGTCCTAGCAATGATAAACAGTCTAACTGCGCAGGACTAAGCCTTATCTTATTAATAAAGCAATACATGTTTATTTGAAACTTAATTACTTCTTTTAAAGATAAAGGCACTTGCTTATTTACTACTAATGCCTTGGCCATAATTATTCAGATTTTTGTTCTACTTCATCTTCTGCTTCTTTTATAGCTTGATTGATCTGCATCATGCGAACTGTATAATCAAATGCTTCAAATTGTGCTTTCTTAATTCTTGCTTTTAATTCTTCTACTTCACATTGACTAGTCAATACTTTTTTTTGCTGAGCATAATACTTGATGGTTTTTTCACGCATTGCATTTAACTCAGCTTCAGTGTATTCTCTGTCTGTTTCTTGGTTGGTTTGTTCTGACATAATTTTAAATATTTATTGTGTCAAATATAATAATAAATGTTTAACTAATAAATGTTTAAATAAAAAAGCCCTCTATGTGAGGGCCTTAGCTAATGAAATAAAATTCAAAAGGGTGTGTTATTTTCTTTTAGGTTTACCGCCTCTACCATTTCTAGCACGGTTTGTAGAAGCTTTTTCACTTACTAGTTTTCCAGATTTAGTATGAGATTTATCTTTACCATCTTTGTTACCATAAGTACCTGACTTTCTATTAGCTGCATTCAACTCTTCTCTATAGTTAACACGCGAAGGACTAGAATGATATTCTTTATTATATGCATTCTTCTTCTTGCGTGCTTCCGGATGAGTAGCAAAATACTTGGCAGATTTACTTGTGCCAGTAGATTTTCCAGCTAATGAATTTCTAGCCATTGTAAACTAAGTATTTTGTACCTGTTGATGTTTTAACAGCTTTAAGCATTTGCTTGCGTTGTTTACCAGTTGACTCATAAGATACATGTACCCAATCAGGATTTTTGTCTGTACCAAACTCCCAAATAAGTTGATCAAACTCTAAATTATCTTTAATGTAGTTAAAGATTTGCGCATTGGTAATTGATGTACCATCCATATCAATATCAATCGCTTCTCCTGTGCAATGTTGACTGGAGGCTGCTCCGCCAATAGCCTTATTTAACGCTGCAGAGCGGTATCCAGATGAAATATGAATTGGAACACCAAAGTGTTCACGGATTGGCTGAAACACTTTCTCAGCTAATAATTTAAAGTTTGCAATATGCGCTTCTGTTGGCATGTTGCTTACTCCTCTACGTTTAGCAGTTTCACTTCTTGTTACTTCTGCAAGTGATAGGTTTTTACTTAATTGCATTGTTATTTATTTTAATTATTCTTCAATGTTTACTTCTTCATCTTTTTTAGCTTTTTCTTTAAGCTTTAAAATTCTTCCTGCAGTGGTAATTCCAAATGCTCCTAAAGTTAGTAACATAAATCCATCAAAGATAAATTCTTTAATGATTAGTTCGTTACCAATGATTCCTGTAATTACATCTGTCAATAATACAAATACCATAGCAAAAAATGATACAACCCCTACAAAGGCTTGCTCATTAATGTTGTTGTCGTCTGAGATTAACTCTCTAAAAAACTTTTTCATAACTTATTTATTTTAGGTCTGTTTGGTAATACTACTTCTTTTTCCCATCCTCTTTTTGGATAGTCATTTTTCTTTTTGTCTTCCGGAGGACAATTTTCTGCTCTATAAAAGAATATGTCTCCGGTTTGATCATTCTTTCTTACTTTGTATTCTGATAGATCCATAGCTTCAATCCAGTTGCTGTCATATGAATAGTATATCCAAGCTCCTTCTACTGCTCTGTCATATATCCAAGTTTCAACATAATCAAGAAAAAACATTGCTGACAGGTAATCAGATTTTAACTGTTCATAATCTGATGTTCTGCTATAAATAATTCTTAATAAAGAGTCTTTAGCTTTTAACAAAGAATCCTTTAAGAACAATTGTGTTTTAGTATCAGCTAGTTTCTTTTTTTGGCTTTCAAAAATATCATTAATTGTATCAGCCTGTCCCTTTGTAAGTATAACTACTGAGTCACCTTCAATTACCGTCTGCAGTGGGTAGCGTGATTGGCTGGAACTCAAACTGCTTACCAGTAGACTGCCTACGAACAATATCCTTTTCATTTGCTAACTCCTTTTTAATATCTTTAACTACACTGCGGGTTGAATCTAGATCTCCTATTACTTCAGAAACCATTTCTTCTAAACTGGCTTTATCTTCCACCAACTCTTTATTTGCAGCTTTTAATTTACCTACACTCTTAGTTAATTTAGTATTGGCAACTGAAAGTTGTTTATTTTCTCCTGTAAGTTTTACATTATCTTTTACAACTACAACATGTCCGTGCCCACTTGAGAATATCTGCAATACTACAAGTAGAATAAAACCACCCGCTATCAGAAATAGTCTAGTTTTCATTTTTTACCAAAAAGCAATAGTATAGTTTCTTTTAAACTTTTAGAACTTTCAGTGCTTTCTTCAAGCTTTTTTTCTAGGTCATCTCTATAATCACCTTCTAGTTCTTCAACTTTTGCTTTTAATTCTTCCTCACTTTTGAGTAGTTTATTTAAAAACATCCAGCATAAGTAACCCAGTGCTAAGACAGCAAAGCCTAATACCCCATACTGCGTTAATACTTCAAAGGGACCAAATGACATTATTTCTTAGGTTTTCTTTTTGTTGTTTTTTTTTCATCAAGCTCCTCTTTCATTCTTTTGTTATCATCAAGATATCTCTTAATAAATAACCAAGCAACATAGCCAAGAGCTAATACGGCTAATCCTAGCGGACCATAATCGCCTAATTGAGCAAATACTCCAAAGTCCGGTGCTGTTGATACTGTATCCATTATTTATGTAAAATTAATTGTTTAACTGCATCTGATAGTTCTCCTACAGTTCTAGCAAGATTTTTAATCTCTAACTGTGTTTGTTCTTGAATAGCCTGGTACTTGAGTCGAGATTCTTGTTCCACTAATTCAATTTTTCCTTTTAGTTTTCCAAGGCTTTCAGTGTTGTTTCTAACATCTGTGTGAATCATTCTTAGAAAGTAGCCAATAACTCCTGTTACAGCTATAAGACCCCATTGTATGAGTTGTGTAATTTCCATCATTTTATAATCAATCCTGCAGTTAATATTCCATTGAGCAATAAGGACAAATTTCTTTGTCGCTTAATTTTTTTAAGGTCTAGTTCTTTAGAAGCAATGATGGTGTCTTTTGAATTGATAATATAGCGCTGAGCTTGAATAATTGTATCCTGCGCGGCTATAATCACATCTTTTTCTTTATCCCTGCGATATAACACATGGATCATAGTATCTTGGATTTGTACTATGTTAAAAGTATCTTTTGCATTTTTTACAGCATCTAATTGTGACTGTAAATCAAAAAGACCATTGTTAAGTTCAGAAATGATAAGGTTACTGTTGTCAATAACCTTACCTTTTTCTTTAATAATAGTTTCTTTGCCTTCTATGCGTTTTTCAATTGTCTTTTGAGTAGATACAGGGTAAACCTGTTTTGGCTCTCTTAGAATTAAGATAAAGCACATTACCCCTAAACAAAGGGTCAAGATTATTGATATATTTTCTTTTTTAATCATAGATCTTATATCTATAATATACAAAAAAAATATATAAGAAGCAAAATTATCTTTAAAAGATAATTTAACTTTTTTGATTTGAATTTGTTTCTGGCGCAGCAGAAGAATTTAATGTAGTCAATGCTTGTAAAATTACAGCAGCATCCTGCATTGAATATAAACCAGCCGTAAATCCTTTATCTATAGCTTGTTTTAAAATTGTAAGTGCTTGTTCTGGATTCATATTGCTTCTAATTCAGTTTTTTGTTCAGCAGTTAGTCCTTCAACAAACCACTCTTTTTCTAACATAATTCTAATATGTCTTTCATTTCTGTCTAAAATAGCCACTTCTAATTCAGTAAGTGTTTCTTTAGCTTTAAGTTCATTAATTAAATGCACGCTATCATATGCAGCATTAATTGATTTTGTAACTTCTTCTTGTGTATATTCCATGTTCAAATATATTAATTATTATGCTAATAAAATTTTTCTTGCTACACCGTTGATTACAACAGACCATGTTCTTGTACTAGCTACAGTCTCTGTTGTTACTGCGCCTGAAGTATATGTAGCAGACCCAACAACAAATTGGTTGTTAGCCGTTGCAGTTGCACCTCTACCAATTACAATACAACTACTATAATTAGGAATACTTGTCGATGCACCTATTGCTACGTTGCTTGATCCTGTTGCATTTGTACCCATACCTGCAACACCTACTGCTACATTCCAAGATCCTGTAGTTAAAGCAGGACTAGCAGAAGCGCCAAGATTTACATTAGCTGCACCCGTTGTAAGATTCTGTGCTGTGAGTGTACCCATAGCTAAATTTGAATCGCCTGTAGTTGCTTTTTCTAAAGCTTGCAATCCGATTGCAATATTAGATGATGTATTTGCAGCTTGCAATGCTTTTCTACCAATGGCAATATTATTATACGAATTATTTGCTCCAACATACAAAGCCTGGTATCCAATTGCAATATTATCAGTACCTAAAGTAACACCTTGAGATAATGCTAAACTACCTATAGCAATATTATATTGAGAATCATTAGAATTACTCATAGCATTAAATCCAATAGCTATATTATAATCTCCTGAAGTATTACCAACTAAAGAAGAAGTTCCAATAGCTATATTCTCTTGACCATCGTAATTATTTAATAATGCATATGCACCGATAGCTAGATTATCAGGACCAAAACGATGATTATTAAGTGCATAGTAACCAATAGCCAAATTTCTAATTGCTTGACTATTTTGCAATGCATAATTGCCGACAGCTAAATTAGTTGACGTATTAGATGAAGCTAAACTTGCAGTACCTATGGCAATATTGTCGTTTTGATTACTAGAATTTTGTAATGCTGCGGCTCCAATAGCAATATTATTATTACCTATTTGATTTGCCAATAAAGACATATCTCCAATGCCAACATTGGCATATCCTACTGTATTAGATGATAGAGCAAGTTGTCCAAAGGCTATATTTGAAAAACCTGTAGTATTGGAATTTAAAGCAGAGAAACCAAATCCTCCATTTTGAGATCCTGTTGTATTAAAAGATAATACAGATTCACCAAATACAGTATTGGTATTAATATTACCTGTACCATTATTCCAAACAGATAATGTAGTATCATCAGTTTCTAAATAAGGAGGAAGACCTCCTCCGCCTCCTCCGCCAATAGGTACTCCATTAATAGTATACTGACCGGTAATATCTATATTTGATGCCATGAGTGATTAATTAAAATTTTTAATTTCAGTTTTATCATTTTTACGGAACATAACATGTCCAAAAATAATATCTTCATCAATATCTGCTTGAAAGTAACAACTTATAAATTCAAGACCTGTTTTACTTTTAAGTTCTAATTTTTTTAACAAAAAAGATTCTAATTTAGTTCTTTCTGCTGCTGTCATCTCAATCTCAGATCTTGCCATTATAGAATCACCTACACTTTTTCTTTCTTCTTCATTTTCTTTAACTTTAGAAGAAAGTACAGCTTGTTCTAAACTTGTAATTTGTACAGGTACTTTAATAACCCATTTTGTATTCCAATTATATGTTTTCATGTTCTTAATTTATTAATAATTTACAATTTGTACATCACCTGTAATTGTTATAGTAGAACCATTTATAATATGACCGTTAGCAGAATAATTAGCAGGTTTTAAAAATGTTGTACCTGATCCATTAATGTAGCCTGTGCAATTAGTCATGCTGCATTCATTTAAATAAATAATATTTTTAAATGAGTCTTGATTATTGTCATTTTTGCCTGCAAAACAATTAATGTATGATCCTATATGATATGGTTGCAGATAAGGTCCGTTATTTTGTGCATATCCGTTAAAAGGAAACCCAATTAAACTTGTACAATTTATATAATTACCATAACTCCAAGTATTTCCTGTATTTGGTGCATTAGTATAACAACAAAAAGAAGGACCTGATTCTGTATCAGATAAACAATTTAAAAAAGTAATTCGGTTTAATAAATCTGGACTATAAGGAATATTATTAAAAGTTTGATTGTACCCATTTCCATGAACAACACAATCTGAAATTTTTACATTAAATCCATAATTACTAAATGTAACACCTTCATAAATAAATGCTAAACCATTATAACCAGTTTCAACATTTTTAATATTTATTCTGGTATTTAAATTAATTAAATTAAGAAATCTAAATTGAAAGTTATTTCCTCCATTTGGTACAGAACAATTAAATATTTCTATAGTTCCTGGATATGCATATGGGCTAATTTGACCAAATAAAAATTTAAATGACTCATTTAAACTAGACTCATTGTGTGATATATTATACAGCTTGATGTTCTGATATACATCTATATTGTTAAAAACTTGACTTCTAAAAACAGTGTCGGTTATTATTAAACTAACACAAGATTTTTGAGTTAATAATAGGCTTTGTCCATTTAATGCGGATCCTATGTCTGAGTTGTAAATACTTATAAACCCAAACGACATAGAAGTTAATAAGCTATCATATCTCACAGGATATAATTGTTGCACTTGTGAGTTAGATACATAAATAGATCCACCAACATTTGTTGCACCTGGAGCTTCTGAAATAATTCCAACTGTACTGTTATTAACAATTCTTACTTCCATGCCATAAATCTGCTGGACGTAACTGCTATTAACAGTTAAATTGTAAAACCCATTAAACATTGAATTAACGCCATTTATTGTTGTTATATTACAATTTATAATTTCTAAATTACTAGCATTAAACTGATAAGTCAAAGTTCCAAAATACAAACCTTTTAATTTACAAGAACTGCTTGGAATAAAAACTGATTCATCTGTATTAAAACTTAATGAATAGAAAAATTCAATTATATCTGAATTTGGATCTACAATAATGAGCGGAAATATAGTAGCACTTGTAGGGATAGTTATATTAGACTGAAAGTAAGAATAAATTAGTTGCTCATCTATTGTAGAATATGGTAAAATACCAGCTTTAAAATAATTACCATTGTAATAACCATTGCCAGATATTTTTAAAAAAAGAATTTGAGTTGATGGGCTATAAAATGCATTCTCTACAAAATAATTAGGATCAATTACAGTATCTATATAATTTCCAGCTAAATCAATTTTAATAATGCCGGTGTTGTAAGTAAATCCATTAAGTTGAATAGGATTTCCATATGTACGGGTTACTAAATAAATATGACCTTGTGGAGAAGCATCAATTATTGTTGATTGTGGACTTTGATTAAAACCAGTACCTAAGTTAGTATTAAAAATATTAGTATTTGAAGATCCAATAATACCATCTTCTCCAATAGCTACTATATGTTGAGGACATGATGCGCCATTCCAAGAAGTAAAATACCCCATTAATAATATGGTATTTCCAATATAAGCTAAAGAGTTAACTGGATTTCCTGTAGCAGTACCAATATTTTGTAAAAATGCATCATCCACTGAACCATAGTCAACATTTAGTTTTGCTATAAATGGTGCTGCATATGTACCATTGATTCCTGTAACATTGCCAAAATAACCTTGTATTAAAATATCTTTTCCAATAATGTGCTCATTAACAACTATTTTGTCAATAAACCCGTCAGTTGTAAAAACATTGGGTATTAGATTATTATCAACTACTGTATACAAATGTATAGTTTGATTTGTTACTATAATAATTGTTTCATCCCCATTATAATTTTTATAATATGCAATAGCATTTACATAACCATACAAATTCATTAATGGTTGATTAAAAACAGGCGTTACAGTTCCATTAGGTGCTATTCTTAAAATTTGAGCAAATGGTGTTAAATTAGTTGTACTAAAGTCTCCATATACTATTTTATCTCCTGAATCTAAAGTTATATAAGATCTAAAATTATTTATTTTATATCCTGTTATTGAAAAAGGAGCAGCGCTACCATTTTGATCCATTACAGAATGAATATTTTGATCATAAGGTACATTATAAGCTTGAATTTTTACATCTCTAGGGTTATCTGTTAAGCTTACTATATCTATTCTTTTATTTAATAACAAGGGTTGACCGTTCATGTTATATGAACCTGGCCCAAGAACTAATGTATTATTTTCAGTTGTTCCTGAAGCTAAGGTCGCATAAGCATCTTTTAAGGCTTGACCGTTTTCTACAGGTGTGCCGTTAGCATATATATATTTATATTCTGGTCCTTTTAATTCTTTACCGCCAGGTAATGTAATACTTGTCGCCATATTTCTAAATTTTTTTTTACTGCGGATACACAGCTAACTATAATATACAAAAAATAATTTACTCAAGCAAATGTGTTTACCAGAATAATAAACATCTCCACATTTCAGTACCATTGTGTCTTGCTACATAAAGATATTTAAGACCATCTACTGTTTTAATAATCTCCATCCTATTTCCTGTTATTGCAGTTGACATACCAAAAGGTATTGTACCTGCATTTACCATTTCGCGTTTTACCATGTCAAAATAGAATATACGTCCTGTTTGATCTTTTTGCACATATACTCTATCTGCACCATCATAAGCCCACATTGAACCTACGGTAAAGACTTCACCTTGACCAGAGTTTTGGTATGCAATATCCCATATACCAGTAGTGATATCCATTCTATTTACATCAAGTCTGGAACCACCTGTTGGAGAAAATAACCATCTATGGTTTCCATTACCCCATGTCCATTTAAGGATAGTACCTGCACCTTTAGCTGGAGGTCCGTAAATAACATAGTTGGTTAAGTTATCAATTGCTGTAACTGATCCAAAAGTCAATGTAGTTGCTGTATTAGAAGTTATAGTAACCTCATTGGTAGTACTACCACCTCCAATAAATCTAAGACGTTTGTTCACCCATTGGTTAGTAACCCAGTTTTTACCTGTATCAACAAGAGTTGTTGTGGATCCTGATGTTGCTGTACCAAAAGTATCCATGATTTCATACCTTGTTGTGGTGTCTGGCGTAAATGTAGCGGCAGCGAATGTAAATGTATTATTATTATTAGCTGTGATAACTAACTCATTTCCAAGGCCTGTACCTGCGGTAATTCTTACAGTATGACCAATCCAAGTACCTCTTATCCAGTTTTTGGTTGTATCTGTAATAGATGTTGTTGTTCCGCTTGTTGGATAACCATATGCTACTTGAGCATCTGCCCAAAACTTTCTATCTCTACCGTAGGATGCAGGATCCATTATTATATATCTTGTACTACCTGTTGCAGGAGTAAAAGAAGTATAAGCAGGTATTGTAATTGTATTAGCGGTATTAGAAGTAATCCTTCTTATTTGTGTAGTTGGTGTAATTGTAGTATTTTGAATAACCATTAAAAATTTTCCAACATGTTCATTTACATCCCAGTTTCTTGATGCGTCAACTATAAGAGATGTACTAGTTGAAGACGTAGCAGCTAAAGATGCAGTAGCAGTACTTGCTACAACAAATGCAGTATTACTATCTACTCCTAATATTGTATAGGTGCCGTTCCATCCTGCTACAGATGAACCTGCAATTGTTACAGTATCACCTACTTTAAACGGGTGACTAATGGTTGTGTTAACGTTACCTGTTCTACCAATAGTTAATACATTTATAGTGCAACCTGAGCCTACACCAGATACAGTAGTTGTTACTGTTCCTGTAGATGTAGCATAACCACTACCATTAAATTTAAAAGAAACTCCAGTCACGCCACCAGTAGGTGTTGTTGAAGTTACATATAAACGACAGTTAGCACCACCTCCACTGATTTGAATAATATCATTAACTGCATAGTTAGCTCCAGCAGCATTTACTGCTACTGAAAGTACAGAACCTGTCCCGTTGTCTGTTGCTGATGCAATACCATAAGGTAAATCTCCTACTTTAGTTGCAGTAACGTTACAAGCAATTCCATCATCAAACTTAGGACCTGTTATCCATAAATCTGATTCAATATCATATGCTAATGTTAATGCTTGACCGTTTCCTACAAAGTAAATTAAATCTGTATCTGGCCAGATTTCATATTGTGTAGTAGCATTAGGAGTAACATCCCATTTACTATCTACTTCAAATGTGTTAGATGAGTTTGATACAATTCTCCTTCTTTGACCTGCCCCTACTCCTCCAACTAATCTAATTTGGTAATTACGGTATATGTCTGTTGTAAGAGTTAAAGTTGTGTCAGTAAGTCTTCTTGTAGTTGCTGATGTTGCAGTACTAGCTACATAAGCAGCCTCAACTTCATCCATTGGTGTTATTGCTATTTCAGTACCAATACCTGCGGAAAAGATGTTATTAGACATTGTTTTTTGGTACCATACATCTGTAAGAACATCATACATTTGCCATGTTAAAAACGGTGCACCCCCTTGTGAAGACAACAACCATATTACACCTGACATAATCATGAACCTACTATTTGCAGCAGGAGTTACAGTAAACGGTGTATCAACGGTTATTGTCTGACTTGCAATTTCATATGTTGAAAATGTACCTGAAAATGTTGAAATAAAGTTTTGGTTATCCCAAGGTTCATAACCATAATAGTTACCATCATTAAAAACTAGTGTATCAACTGTATTATATAATACTGTTCTTTGAAATGAAAAGTTATTACTAAAAGTAATTCTAACTGAGTAACCAACCCATTGATTAATTTGCCATCTTTTGGTAACATCTGTAAGCTGTGCTGAAGATCCAGAGCTGTTAACGCCAGACTCTACAGTAATAGGATCTGTTGCTGCAGTAATAGTCCTTGTTTGTTCTGCTCCTGTACCTGAAGTAATTCTAATTTTCTGGCCTACTAATTTAGCTCCTGATATAAGTGAAGGTATAGTTAACTGAGAACTTGATGGTACAGCTAATACTTTACCTCTGTTACCTTGGGATTTAGAATATACCATTGATTGCACATTTGAAGTGGTGTTGTAGGTAGGAGAAATTAACTGCGCCCAACTATCACTCCAAGTATCATATCTATACATTACACTGGTAAGCTGATAATAAATATATCTATCTGATCCATCAATAGCTGTTGCAAAACCAGAAGCAGCGTTGTTAAATGTTTGTGGAGCAAATCTTGTCCACTCCCATACTGGTTGATCAACTTGTACTTTAAGATTATTTGTAAGTGCCATTATGAGAAAATTAAGTTTGCTCTAATACCTGTATTATAGTTTGTTTTTGCCCAATCAATTAATTGAAATCTTGCATCTACACCTCCATAAAATGACGTAGTAAAACCTGTTTCAGCAGAACTAATCGTAATCCTTTGTCTCTGGTTAATATCTTGTGTACCTATAGGTTCCAAAAGTTTTGCAATTCTTCTAAGCAAAATGATAGTTTCATCCTGTGCTGGATTAATTACCTGACCATTTTCATCTACGAGGTTTACCTCTTTTACATCAATATAACTCATACTATATACCAATTAGTTGTTGTGTGTACTAACTCAAGTGATGTATAGGCATTCTTAATGTTTATTTCAGTCTGCTCATCAATGAGTTCCGGAGATAAAGGTACAATTTTCACTGTATTTTCTCCAATGTTTTTTATATTATACCCATTAGGGTTAGATAGCGCTATAGCCGGCAGATTAATGACGCATGGTGTCAACATATCAACATAGATATAATATTGCCCTACAGCCGGTGTAAATGGCGATACAGTAACTATTACTATACTACCTGGACTTACTACCTGTGTTTCTGCCTCCTGAATTCTATAAATAATAACCCCTGTTTGAGGAGTTGTTTTTATTACCTGTCCTACTTTGACTATTTGATTCGGATATGCTGGTTGTACATTTGTTACATAACCGGCAACTGTAGGAGAAAGGTAGAGGGTATCTCCATCCACCAAAGTATCCGTTGTAAAAGGATGTGCTGCTGTAGATCTGGTATCTAATGCATCAAGTGTTCCTATAGTAACACAAGGTCCTTCAGTATTAGGTGGAATGTCATTATCAATTACACCAAAAGTGTGTTCTGAACTTAATTCAGTATTGGCTTGAGCCTTAACAAAGACTGGTCTTTTACTTCCATCACTTGTTAAATAAACAATAGTCCCCCTATATAGGAATGAAGAACTTAAATTTTTTCCTATTACTACAACCTTAGTAGCATCAGCGGGTATTTGGAAGTTGGCAGGCACTCAACTTATTTGTTGTATGAAATCAATAATTCTGCACCAGGATTAAATGTAGTATCCCAACCAAATGTATTAGACGCATAAAAATTGTTAACTGCTCCTGCATCCATGTTTACTACTTCTCCTGGTTTTAAAGTTACATTAGTAGCACCACCATCAAAAGAAACATATGCATTTGCTGTACCAATACTTGCGAATGAAATTGATTTAACAACTTCATCAAGTAAACCCTGTGTGTTTAATTCTTTGCGAACTGTAGGAATAACTAGAACTGGAGTTATTGAACTACCACCTCCGCCTAATGCAGCTATTTTATCGCTTACAGATTGTAGTCCTTTTAATACTCTTAGTTGCCAATCAGTATTAAACTGATCTGAATTTATAATTGACATGGTGTGTGTGTTTAATAAACAATATCCTATAATATACAAAAAATATATTTAAAAAGCAAAAAAAAGTCCTAACTGCTTAGGACTTTAATTGTTTTAATTCTTTTAATTAAACAGCAGTAGCTGCAATAACACCACCGTTACTTACTCTAATTCTGTAACGAGTTCCATCAGGAGAAGTAAGAATAAGGCCTTTGCCAATTTCTTCTACTTCAATGTCTTTTGTTTTTACAACTAAATTAGCTTCTGTGTTTGTTGCCAAAGCAGAACCTACTGTTACCTGACCATTACCTTGAATAAGGAATCTGTCACCACCGCCACCATTAGTGTTTGTAGCAAATTTAATTGCATAATTATTAAAATTAGTAAAATAAAATGCATAGTTAGATAGGGGATCAGCATTGCTACCATTTAATCCATATTGAGATGCAGTTGCATTATTGGCTAACCAATTAGCAATACCAAAACCTGGAGTAATTTGGTCAATTCGCAAACCTGCATTATTGGTAAACATTCTTAACGCATAACCTGTTTGGTTAATTGAAGTTGTACCAATTGCAACTCTTGCTGTTCCTTGAGCACCTGTGCCTGGATTAGTCATTAGACCACCTGTCGGTGTCCATTGAGCTGTAAATGAATTCCAGTATGTAGTTTGACCATAAGCAGTACCGGATAATCCTGATCCAGATGGACCGGCAGGACCAGCAATACCCTGTGGACCCTGTGGACCTGTAGCGCCTTGAGCAGCAAGTAAAGCCCATTCAGTTGTGGCTAAGTTTGGAGGTGTTGTGGCACTTGTTGGAGCAATACAAAACCAAGATGCGCCATTGTATCCAACAGCATCATCAATTGCATAAGTTGCTCCTGATGTCCAAGCTCCTTGCCAAGTTAAACCTGCAGGACCAACTGGACCGGGTACACCCTGTGGGCCAATTGGACCTTGTGGACCTACCGCACCTTGTAGTCCAGTTAAAGATGCTTTAAGGTCTTCACCTGAAATAGCTACAGGTTTGTAGCCACCATTATATTTAGAATCTTTTTCGCCATAATAAATTAAATCATTTGGCTGAACAGATTTTCTGATCATTTTTGTTTTAATCAGATTAAAGAAGTTAATGCTATTATTTAACATGTCTAGTATTATTAAGTGTATAGTATAATATACAAAAAATATCTTTAAAAAACAAAAAAGCCCTGCTAAAATTTAACAAGGCTTTTAAGTTTACAAACAACAAGCTTAATAAATTGCTACAATGTGTGATTCTTGAGCAATGAATTTTGTTTTTCCATCAATTTCTACTGCATCACAGTAAGAAAGTTGACGTGGTGTTACAAGCACTTCATCTCCGGCTTTGCAGAATGTGACTTCTTCTCCTACAGCATGTACTTTAAGTTTAGTGTAGTGTTTTACTAAGTCTGCTTCCATTGATGCTTGCGCTTCTGGACTGAGTTCTAAGCCGGCAATTTTAGGCTCATAAGTTGGTTTGTCTAAGATGACTAGTTTTCCTTGATATTTCATGGTGTAAAATTAATATTATTATTTAAAAAATTAAACTCGCTGTCATATAAACAAATGCCCCTAATACAATTAATACTATACAAAGGGAAATAGCAGACATAGAAGCCTCATAGTTTGATCTTCCTTTGTAACCATAATCAGGCATTTCTTTTTTAGTTTTTCGCGACATCTTCTAATCTGTTCAGCACATCCTGAGCGGTATGTCCATCATATGCTTGTTTTACAATTAGTTCTTCCGGACATTGAAATAAATCCCAATCTTCCATCTTATAGTGATTGGAGATTTGTCCTGTAGGAAGGATTGCCATTACAATAAACCATCCACCACCAAAGCATTTTGTGCCATCGCTGTGATGTTTGGATTTATGCACATCATATAATCCTTCTTTTGCCCATGCATTAAATGCAACGGCATTGTACATTTTTCTGAATTCATACAACTCATCAAATGTATGGTACCCGTCAGATAAACTTCCAGTTTCATCAGCAGAAACATAGGTTTTTTCAAAAATATCTGGCTTACATGGATAGAATTCACCATTGACTCCCTTTATGATATAATCACCAAGAGATGCAGTCATAGTTCCTTCAAGAGTAGGAATTTCAATTTTTGGTTCACCAGAAGTATGTAATACACTTTGTGATCCATCCATGAATTCTGCAATTTTATCCATAGTTGCTAATGATGGGTCCGTAAATTGGACCGCATCAATAGCTACAATTCTTTTAACATATTTCATGTTAATCTCGGTTTTTGTATACTTCAATTAAATACTCGCCTAGATAAACTAAACCTACTGATGCCAATACTCCTAGGCATACACCTGTTGCAATTACTAAAACATTCATGTTATTTGTTTTTTTGGTTAATATACGATTTCAAAATTGCCAAGTAATTGATAGCATCTTCAATTGTATCTGTGATTGCTTCATCTTTTACCATAGCTTCTTTATCCAACAAAGTGGATATACGCGACATCTTATCCATCAAGCGAACTAAGATACCTCTTTCTACAGGTACACCTGCAACTGTTGAATTTTCAAAATTGGCAAATGGGTTATTGTTAGATCCCCCATAGTCATTGTTTTTTCTAATAGCTGTTTCCATACAGTTTTGAAATGTTTGATGAATATCATCCAACAATACATTTGCCTGAATTGACCCTTGTTCATCATATTTGTATTTGCTACCAGATTCCCAATTATAATTTTCATTTCTTCTTACCCAAACAGCATCTTTAGAAATCCAAAACGGTCCTTCTGGAAACTGCAACTGATACTGGCTTCCATTTTCATCTAAGAATTCATTAAAAATCATTTGTCCCTTTGACTCTGAAGAGCCATGCATTACTTTAACTTGCATATCATTGTTGTTTATAGAATTTACCAAGTATGTTTCCATTAAGGAATTCATCTTTTTCCAATACAGCTAATGTGAATTGGTATTTGCATTCTGCATAAGACAGCTTTAATTTGCTAAAACAGATCTCTAGAATTTCTCTTCTGATTGGAATTCCATCTTTCTTAGCTTTTTTCAAAACCTCATTACTACTGTAGTAGTTCTGATATGTAGTCTTGCGTACACGCTTATAACTCTTTAACCTTTTATCTGTAGGAAGATCTTTCTTAGCCAATTTGGTTTTGACATCGGCATAGAAATTCTTCTTACCAATGTAGCGCACAGATTTGCCATCAATAATTGCCAACATCTCATAAACAAATCCAACAGCTCCTTCCGGAATCATGTCTTCAGTAAACTCCTTACCTTCAAATACCCACATTTAACTTAGTTTTAGTTGGACACGCTTTAACTTCTTTCTTGACAGGACCCATTGATCTTCCAGTTGAGTACTTATAGTAAGCAGGGGTTAGTTGATCCATTCCAATTCCAATACAGAAGTAAGCTCTGCAAAATTTAATCTTATACCCATTGAACACCCTATAGAATACTCGTACCATCTTACAACTTTTTAGTTCCTAATTCATCAAAATATGTCAAACACTGTTTGTCAATTGTCTTTCTTTTCCTTGCTAGGTTAGGATTGAGCATAATATACTTGTACTCCTTCCCATCCTTTACCGTATGGATGTAACTAATCACACTCTTACGGTAGAGTCTCTTCATAAAATCAGCATACTTGTTTCTGGTGTACTTTAATTCACTCATAAGTGAATTATCACTATGTGGAACTGAGCGTTCATGATAAAGAATGTTATATGGACCGTTAGTCATGTCTGCCATCTTTAAGATTCTTCCATAATCTACAGGACTAAAGTTCTGTAAGATGTACTGAAGGGCAGAACTATCAATTATAACATACTCTTCGCTGTGAATGATAACCAAGTCTTTGTCAACAACATTAACTGTAGTAGAAGCCGGGAGAATCTCTCCTGTGCTAACATCTACAATGCCTTCTGTAAGCCTAGTCTTTCTGATAACTGATTTAACCATACCCAAAGATAGCACTATTTTCCAACAATGCACCCTTTTAGGTGCAAAAAATGCCGTTTTTTGAGAAATTTGCACCTTTTTGGGTGCAGTATATCTTTATAAGTAGGTCAAAACTAGAGAGTTATGGTAGTCTCTCTATATTATATATTAGGGAGTATTATTTCCCTTGCCCTTTGTAGGCTTTCTTGTAGTTTTTGGAGCCTTTAGACTTAGACGTTTTAGTCTTCGCATGGACACCTGGCCTACTTACTTTAGAAGTAATTCTTTTTCCTACAGAACTAGTGTTAACCTTTGCCATTTTATCTTGATTTTGATTTGAGCAAATGTATAAATTATTTTTTATAAGAACAGAGAGTAAATTTTCTCCATTATGTGTGAGTGAAAATAAGCCTCGGCTTCCATTTCCTTATTGCGGTCTAGGAAAATAGGCAAGAACTCTTGACACAGGTGTAATGTCTCATGAGCTAATGTACCCATGTTATGTGGATTAGTTGGATCAAACCCGTATTTGAGAATAATCATTCTAAATTTAGAATTAGGATAGCTTTTAAGATCTTGCCATGTATACATTCCATTAGAAGCAGATGTTCCATACTGATCCAGTTCTTCTAAATCTTTACGCAGATCATTAATTTCTGCCACTATTTCTCTAACCCACTCGTGATGCTTTTTGATTTTTTTAAGATCCCTGGTATCTATGCTTCCATAGTTTTCTTTAAACCAAGCTATGACTTCATCAGCATTATGCCCACTGACTACAATTAGTCTGTCATAGCTATAGGGCTCTAAAGGAATAGAGTCAATTATAATTGTACTCATGCAGTTTGTTCCACAGGTTAAAATAAAAATCTAAACTACATTACCATTATTTAGATCCCCCCAGGGGTAAGAATGAAAGAACAACCCCCAGGGCAATCAATCTGTAGCATTGTAAAGGTAAGAACTTTTTGGGTAAATTAAAACTGGACAATATAAGGGTGTGGTGGTACCCTACCATTCCGGACCCCCCGCCCTCGGACTGCGAGTGGTGTACCCCCTAGGTAAAAAGTTTGGGTAGAAAAAATCCTGGGCAGGATCCAAAGAAATATCTCTGGGGAGAAGGTGTTGCTCAACAGACAGCACTCTCACCCACAACCGGAGCACAGGACACGGAGCACCAGACACAGAGAAGGAGAGAGCAGGGAGGAGAGCAGAGCACAGTGTGTTAGATGTATATTGGGTGTTAATACAGCACGCTCATCTAAAACATAAATTTAAATGACAAGTCATTTTAAAACCCTTAAACTAATTATCATGAAAAACAATTTGTTTACATTATTGCTTGTTCTCATGGCAGCAGCAAGCGCTTACCAAGTAGTTATCTCAAACAACAATGATCAGCTTATCTTAGGCTTGTATTTGTTTCTATTGAGTGGTGCTATCTTCGCTCTCAACTTGGTTCATCCTTTGTTCAAAGACAATAACTAATTGCGCTATGGACAAAGGAACAAAGTTGACAATCAGTGGTACACTCTTAGTTGGTGTATCAATTCCAATGATTGGTCTCACCAATTCAAGCTTTGCAGTATTCACCTTCATCTTTGCATTTGTAATGACAGTGTGGGGATTAGCAAAAATTGAATTAGAGAAATGAATGCATTATTAATTACGGTGTTGGCTATGGCTCTATTCTACAGTCAACACCTTTTAAATCAAAAGAAATGAAAAAAGTTTTAACAGCTGTGAGTTATATCACATTAGGTGTAGTAGTTGGATTATTAATTGGATCAACTACACAACACCGCACAAGACACGTGGACACTGAATACTTCATTGAGTTGAAAGGTAATTCAGCAATCATTGAGGGATTAGACAGACATACATACTTCTGCCCTATTGACAGTATTCCATCAGTATTAATCAAAGATAACTTATAGTTATGAAAAAGACATTGCTAATCATTACGGCACTTATCTTCTTAGCATCTTGTGGTACAGCCAAGTCTTGCCACACTAAGGGATACTATGTGTCCAAGTCTATTAAGAAGGCACAAGCAAAGCCTCACGCACATTAAGGGTAGGGCTTCGGCCCTTACCTTTTTGTTTGTTGTTTACTATCACTCTCAGCAAGCCTTCGCTCAACCGCTCAGACTATGCTTCAATCATTCAATCTTAATGTGTTCACTGCGTTCACTTTTATCTATCTTTCTTTCAATGACACAGCACACCCTTCTTAAAACATAAATGCAAATGACAAGTCATTTTTTTATTCACTAAACCCCTTAATTATGAATTTTATTACAACCATGGTAAACAAGTATGATCACTCTATACTTCTAAACCTTGCTACAACAGTAACAACTGCCTCTGACATGTATAAGTTAATGTGTAACTTAGAAAGGTATGAGGAATACAACAATGGACCACTGGATTATGTTGAACAAGAATTAGGAAAAAAGTTCAACATAAATGTTGCTGTATCTACATTCAAGCAAACACATCTTACTGATGGTTCAATGAAATTTGAGTTTCTTGTAATGATTAACAACAATGTGGAACAACCTGTTCATGCAATGGTACACAGAGCCGTAACACAAAGGTTAATTGACCACCTCAACAGTTAATACCATGAGAGTCAACATTAATTTAGAAATGGACCTTTGGCAAGAAGAAATCTGTCAAGAGTTTAAAGCTACGCCATCAACCACTGATAATTGGAAAATGCCAGCATCATTGGAAGAAGAAGATACTGATGTACCAAGCTATTGGCACGATGATACATCAGGTCTTCAAGATTGGAACTAACAGGTGTCCCTTCGGGGATACCTTTGGTTTTTTACTATCACTCCAACCACACAACAGCACACCCGCCTCATACATAACACCACACACCCAATCATTCACTCAATCTGTGCGCTGCGCGCGCTCTTTCTATCTTTCTCTCTTAACAGAACACTCAGCCTTATACATAAATTTAAACGGCAAGCCTTATTTTTTCGCTTTCGCGCTGTCAAAGCGTTGCATATTAATAGGCAGGTGTTATACGGGACTACCTACAGATAAGTGTCCCACAATCTATTTCTTAAAGTGCAGGCAACACTAATAAATACCGCCAAAACAGTTATGAATACTATTCCATTCACAACTTTGACAAAGTCCCAAGTAGTTAAACACATTTGGGCTAACCGTGCTGATAATGGTTACGAGGGTAAAAATGCTGATGTGAAGAACCTCACAGATGCAGAGCTTGAGATGTATTATAATAATGCACCTTTAGCTGATGTACCTCAAGTTGTTTCAACTGAAACTGTAGAAGATGTTACTAATGTTGTTGCCCGCGTTACTGCTAAAGGGGAACCATATTATACCATCGGTCTTGAATTGGTTGAAACAAATGGTCTCACTTTCCGCTTCAAGCACAATGATAAAATTGTGTTGGTAGCTAATGATGTGGATTTATATAAGATTCACAAGGAAAGTCCTATTGCTATTGGTACTGTGATGCACTTCAACTACGAGGGTCCTGAAACTTTCAAGACACTCACAGGAGATTTGCTTGTTGCCAATAACAATGCAGACAACCGTTATCGCGGTACTCTTTCCAAGTCTTGCAATGATATCTTTGCTGTGCGCCTTCTTCAGAAAGAAGAGATGCGTATGAAGAGAACTGTTGCTACCATGGAAATTGCAGATGAGCTCGGCACTACTACTCGTAAGATTAGACAAGTGATGAATGCTAATCTTGCTACTGATATTGCAGAGCGCATGAAAGCTAAGCTCGGCTAATAGTCCTCAGACCTGTGCTACACTTCGGTGTGGCATAGGTTTTGTTTGTCTCCACCGCGTGGACCAAGTAGACTCACACCCTGAAAATCAAGGTGTTAAGAAATGAGGTCCCATCGTGTTTTAGTAACAGTCCCAAGGTGTTTAAGTAACAGGCCCATTGTGGTGCTATGTGTCGGCTCATTCAAACCTTCGGTTTAAGCCGCCTGGGCTAAATCCCTGACACTCCGTGGGTTGAACCTCTTCGGTTCAAACTCCCGCATAGTTACAGTCCCATAGTATGCATTGCGGTGCTACATGTTTTAGTTACCGTCCCATGGTAGGGGCTTCCCCTAGCAGTTACTATCATCAGAGAGAGCGTGTGTGGAGTAATTCATTTACTATCACAAATACTCACAAAAATGTCACAATCAGTAGATTACACAAAAACCTTCATGGTAGAATGCAAAATGTCTGCAAGAGAATACTATGATTTCCGCCTACTAGCTTTAGAGAAGAGAGTCCAGTTCACAGTCGTGTGGGAAACCACATATTGTATTGTAACAACTGAAGCTCCTTTCCTTGCAGCCTGTGGTTACACTCAAGGTGTTGACTTTTGATTATAAGGGCTCTATAAGGCCTTTAAATACAGTTACTTAGCCCTAATGTTAATTCTGTGATGCAATTTACTATGTATATAGGCATCTTAATTGCATTAATAAACTCTCATTAGGGTTATTTAACGGTATTATGGGGTTCTTTGTGTGTAATAAGAATCAACGGTCCAACAATTAATCAATTTCAACCAATCAGTTAAATCGGGTTTAAGTTCCCATTATATAGTTATATCTATGAAAACACTTAGCGCCATAACAACAAGGCTAACCTTAGCATTAGCAGCTCAACAGCTCCTATACGGGATCTACTACAACAAATGGATTGATTTCACAGAATGGTCTTCAACCACTCTATTCTTTGAATCACTCTTTATACTCTCTATTGTATTCTCTTCTATAGTAGATGCACAAAGAACAGCTGTAGGACCAAGCAAATCTAGGAGTACAGCCATAGCAGACGAGGATAACACATACACAGAAAGAATCTAACTATGTGGACAGTTATCTTACACTTCGGCAGAGGTCATGTACAAATACATTCAGACCTAACAGTAGATCAAGCAGAGAACATGTTACATGTAGCAGTATTCCGTAACAGGGATTGTGTTAATGCTAACATATTCATGCAAAAGCTGGAAGATCCACGGGATCAACCTGATTATCCAACTGAATAGTCTAAGCATCTAGGCTCAGTATACTGGAGGAGATGATGCATTATATGCTCCTCCATTTCTATTTTAAAAACTGTGTGTCAATTAGGAGTTGAAAACGGCCACCTACACACACAGTTTTATTAGAGGAAAGTCCTCATTTATTTAACAAGACACGATCATGACTCTTAGTGTCGCCCAACCTAGGGATGTGAGTTACCCGTTTATTATGCAAACTGAATATGTGCCGTTCTCTTAATGACTTTGAGATGTGAGAGCCAACCTAACGCTTAGTCAGCAGGTAGAATGGGAGAGTACCGAAAGAAACCTCTCCTTTTAACCCTATGGTGTAATTGGTAACACGGTCCTAATTTAATATGGTGTATGCCAGGGCTAGTGTCAGTTCGAATCTGACTAGGGTTACACGTTTCAGTTCATCACTGAATAGTATGTCCAATATGATGAGAAGTAGGCTGATTACCTACATGGAACTTCTGATAGGGAAACGCTCTATCCGGTCTGACTAACCGCGGTGAATATCAAAGAGAAGCAAAGAACAACGTGCTCTTACAGTCATTTAACTCTCATCCAAGCAGGTACTATAGTTCTTTCCGCTACAGAGTCCCATTAGGCTAACTCATTAGAATATGGTAAAGATGTCAAGGGTTGCAACCTTGTGAGAGTTCTATTTATTTATTAAAATAACTATAGTATGCGGAAGATTAAATTAATATCTATTATCTTAGGGCTTACGGTTATAGTCATGGCTAAACATAAAGACCCTGTTAAAAAGAAAGTTGTAAAACATTACAGCTTTAAAAGCGTACCTGATTGGTCTGTTACCAAGAAAGGCAATCAATTAAAATATTTAAATCACCTATATAATACCAAGTAACATGAAAAAAAGTGAATCATTAGGAGTAGTCTTAACTGTACTACTAGTTGCTGCAGTTATCTTCGGAGAAGTACGCTGCATTTACAAAGCTATTACCTGTAATTGGGATCCAATCGGTAAGGCTGAAATCATCTATACAACAGGTGCCTTTACAGGTCTGGGTATTTTTATCGGATACATGAATCTTGAAGACAAGTAATCATGGCTAAGTATATCAAAACAAAAGATGGTGAAATGATTGTGTTCAGTGAATCAATACTACACAGCACCTTTATGCATCGAAGTCCTGTAAGTGCAGGCTTCATTAAGTTCTACACAAATAAAGATGGTGAATTAGATTGTCATTGTTACGGTGAATCTATTTCACTTGGATTAGCCAGTGAACCAGAAGATTCGGGCATAGCAAAAGCACACTTATTAAGATTAATATGAAGAATAAAGCAGAACTTATTGGATACTACGGATCAGATATCATTCATGCATTGTCAGCATGGACTAGTACATCAAGGGATTTATCTCCTGATAAATTTGAACGTATACCTGCATTGCTAAAGATGTTAGCAAGTGAGGGACATCACACACCATTTGAGAAATCTTCTTTACACTTTCTTGTAACAGTAGATCAGGCAACACACATTCATCTTCTAAAGCACCGGATCGGTGTGAGTATCAACGGTGAGTCTGCCCGCTACAAAGAGTTGAAAGAAGATAAGGCTTACATACCACAGGATTGGCCAACAGATTGGCTTGAACATCTTGAATGGTTCACTAAGGAATCTAATCATTGGTATCATGAGGCTCTTGAGAAACTTACACCTAAGTTAGGTCGCAAGAGAGCTAAAGAAACAGCTAGATTCTTTAAGCTAATGAACTCACAGATTACTATGGATGTTATGTTTAACTGGCGCAGCTTTTATCATTTCCAACAGCTACGCAATAGTGAGCATGCACAAGTAGAAGTACGTGAGTTAGCCCAACAGATGCTTGACCTTGTCAAGAACATTGAAGGGAATCCATTCAATGATACTTTAGAAGCATTTAACTTATGAAATTTGAAACTCTTCAATCGCTTAGTAAAAACAAAGCATCAGTAGGTGACAGATTTGTAATAGAAACAGGGATTAGAACAGTTACTCAAATTACTACTAAGTATACATACTTAGACAACGGTACATACTATCCCAAGAAATTGTTTAATACATGGATGCGCATTGCTAATGATATAGCATATAGAGATAAGCATTCCATTATTAAATATATGAAGGCTGATGAAGCTCATAAAGATGCTATAGTCATGCGTAAAGAAAGCAAGGAAGTCTATGATGAAAAATATAGAGAGCCTGGTGTCAATCGCATGGGTAAGAATACATCACTCAAGTTGTACATTGTTCTATCAGGTGTAGGTAACACGGTTAAGTTTTATTTCTCGCCTACATTTAAGGCGGATCCAGAAGACCTTGAGAGTTCCTACAGATCCATACACGGAACATCATACAAAGCTTTTGCTTGGGGTTACTACATACAGCATGAGAACAACATAGCCTTAATAGGTATGTATTCATACAAAGATGAAGTACTCACAGAAAAGCGTGTAAGGTTTGCAATGAATAATGTAGAGAGAGAAATCATTGACGGCAAGAGATGTCACATCAGATTGTATCCAAACTTTCTCAATCTATTTCACAGCAATCCTCCTCCGGATAAGCACATTCAGTTACTATCATCAGCAGTCTAACTGTCAACACAATCATTCAATTTATTATTCACACAGGGTTAGTGCTAGAGATAACTTCAACGGCACTACTCAAAATCTAAAACCATGCGTAAAATCAGATACTTAGGTCGTGATAAAGATGACCAGATCCAAGTACTTAGTATTCCAATTGCAGAAGCAGTAGAGAAAGGAATGTCTTTTCAATTAGACGGCTGTGATATGACCATTACAGAAAATGAAGAACTGGCTTTTCTTATACACCGACATGCACCTCATCTAAATATTAAGCTTAACAATAGTCATGAGTATACTATAAACCAGCTTTTTGCTATGTGCCCGTATATTCTTGAAGATCTGATAGACTTATACGGAGGCAAAGAATATCTTGCTGAAATCTTAATTCATTATGATGAGTTATACAAACAAGAGGAAACTATAAAACTATGGAAAGAAAAAGAAAATCAGTTGTAGTAGAACCATATCCACTAGTCTGTTGTCTACCTGGACGTGAAAATGTAATGCCTGAACAAGGTATATTAAGAAAACTAACCCGCAAATTTTACCACAAAAGTGGTACCGAGCTCCGCTTAGAGCTTGAACAAAGAATTAAATTATTACCAACCCTAAAAAATTATTAACATGGGCGCAAGTAACTTTCACAAAGTAAATGCTAGTCAGTATTATGCCGTACTGATGCATTTTGAGTCTCCTGTTATTCTTGAAGATGGCAGCGAATCACCAGAATTAGAATATCATGTACCAGATGTTGAAGACACAAATGATTTTGTTTATTGCATCCAAGAAGATGCTAAAGAAAAATCAGATCAATTAAAAGTCTTTTATAATCAAACAACATCAGAAGATCCTTATGAATTAAGATCATATCCTGCTAGATCATTATTTCAATTTTATAGAAGAAAGTCTTTCGGTGATATTGATCTTACAGTAAACATTAATTGTGTAATACGCTGGGGATATTATGAAGGCGGTGTTCTTGATTGGTTTATGAC